GCGAGACCGGCCCGGCCGACGGCCTCAAGGGTGACGACGGACGCATCCACGCCGTGGACAGCAAACTCTCGTTCGCCGCCGCGATATCGTGGGCCGCCAGCTTCGGCGGCGGGCCGGACATGTCCCTGGAGAACTGCATGGCCTACTTCGCCGACAACGTCACCAAGTCCGCCGTCAACAGCGAGACGGCCCTCCAGAACGGCGTCGACGGGGAGATCGTCGCCATCGGCACGAAGTTCAAGTCGGCAACGGCGGTGTTCACCGCGGCTCACGTCGGCCGCTCGATCAAGATCAGCGGTGCCGTGAACCCCGCGAACAACAACGTCCACCTCATCACGGCGTGGACGTCGGCGACCGAGGTCATCCTGGGGGCGGCGGTTGGCCTCGTGAACGAAGGTCCCGGTCTCACCTGGGGCCTCGTCGGCACGCCTCAGCCGATCATCGAGGTCGCACGAGGCGGCAGGGTCAGCCAGGCGAGCGGCAAGACGTTCAACGTCCGCAAGCCCGAGGTCGACCCCGACACCGCCGTCCAGGAGTGGAACGGCTACGGCTACGGCGCGAACGGAGCGATCTACGAGCACGAGAACGCCGAGGTGACGCTCGGGACGGTCGTCGAGGCTGCCGGCGCCGCTGGCGCGACCGGCCTCGCCGCGAAGATCAAGAACGGCTCGAAGCTGACGCACACCGGAGGCGCCGTCCTGCTCGGGGTCGCACCGCTGGACCTCGGAGGCAACGCCGCACCGATCGCGTGGCCCGCGACGCCGAGCAGCGATGCGGCGGCTGTGACCCCGCAGGGGTGCATCGTGATCCCGAACGTGCCGTAGCACGGCCGCCTGATGCTCTCCATCCGCAGAGGACAGCGCGGGTAGCGATGCAGGAATGCCACGAGACGCAGCGCGTCGTTGACCCTGAGCATGGCGCGGGCTTGGTTGTCCGCCTGCTCCACAGCGGGACGCGCGGACTGAACGGCGCGGCGTGCGTCGAGGCGTTGGTGCGGTTCGACTCCACAGGCGATCTCGTCGCCGTCTGCATCGAGGATCTGTTCGCAGAGCCGGGCACGTCGGCCCCTTCCTCCTGAGTGGTGACCCAGCATGGCGAAGCAGGCGGAGACGGCGTCGAGCCCGGGGCGCGAGCTGCGCAAGCAACTCGACCAGACGCACCCGGACTACGACCGCTACATCGCCCGCTGGCAGATGCTGGCGGACATGTGGGACGGCACTGGCGGCGTCGCCTCGCCCTACGACAACATCGTCGCCGACGACGGCGAGCAGCTCGGCGAGCGGTTCACGCCGCTGCCCGACTGGAAGGGCATCACCTACCTGGATCGCTACACGCGGGAGAGCCTCAAGCACTTCCTCGGGCGCATCCGCACCGCGTGCTACGAAAACCACCTGCGGGATATTGGCGAGACGATCCTCGGCTTCGTCGAGCGCAGGCCGCCCGAGATCAAGGGCCTGCCGCCCTGGCTCGACGAGTGGACGAAGACCGCGGGATCGCGCAAGCGTCCGCTGTCCGCGCTGCGGCGCTCCATCCGCACCAACATGCTCCGCTTCGGCTGCTGCCCGGTCCTGATCGACCGCTCGGCCTCGCGCGCGCGTACGGAGGCCGAGGCGAAGACGCTCGGCGTGCGCACCTACGCGCTGCCCTACCAGCCGCAATCGCTGCGCGGCTGGAACCTGGTCGACGACGGCTGGGACTGGGTCCTGCTCAAGGACATCATCGTCCGCTGGGTGGACCCCGACGAGGCCCCGCAGCAGGTCGAGCGCTGGATCCGCTGGGACCGCAAGGAGTGGATCCGGTGGGAGGCGATCGACGACGGCGACCCGCAGGAGGTGGCGCGCGAGCCGCACAAGCTCGGTCGCGTTCCCCTCGTGCTGTTCCAGTTCAGCGAGCCGGCGACCGACTCGCCCATCCCGGCGCCGCCGCTCTTGGGCGTCGCGGAGACGGGCCGCCGGCGCTTCAACGTCCAGTCGGAGAAGACGGACGTCCTGCGCGGCTTCGGGTCGCCGATCTTCATCTACCCGGTGCCGAAGGGCGGCACGATCAAGGCGATCAAGGCGGGCACAGACGCGGCGGTCCCCGGGCCGACCGAGGGCAACGAGCCGAAGTTCCTGACGCTCGACGCCGCGGTCCTGGCCGGCTACACGGACGAACTCGACCGGCTGCTCGTCGCGATGTACCAGCAGGCGCGCAATGACTTCGGCCTCGGCCAGACGTCGGCGCCGGAGAGTGGCTACGCCAAGGCCCAGCGTTTCCAGCGCGCGAACACGCAGCTCGTGCAGTTCAGCGGCAACGAGGCCGATGGGCTCCGCGACGTGTTCGACTGCGTCGCGAAGTGGGAGGGCAAGGTCGCAGCCGCCGAGCTGGCCGAGCTGAACATCATCACCGCGACCGACTTCGACCTCCGCGACCTCGACCGCGAGCTGGCGCAGGGTGAAGTCGCGGCACGGATCAACCTCGGACCCACGGCGATGGCGCAGATCAAGAAGAACCTGCGCAACGGGCTGGTGGACTTCGAGGATCCGAAGGACCTGAAGAAGAGCGACGACGAGATCGACGCCGAGGCCGCGGCGAAGGGCACGTACACGCCGCCGTCCGGCCAGGCTGACGTGCCGTTCGGGAGGGCGCCCGCGGACGAGGTGCCTCCCGCGCCGCCGCCGCCGAAGGAGCAGCCCGAGGAACCCCCGGCGCCGCCGGCGGAGTAGCCAGTGGACGCCGTAGACGCTGCGGTCCTGCGGCTGCATGAGGTGCTGGCCCGGCGCGTGGCCGGGACGGAAGCCGAACTCGCCGCCATCGTGGCATCCGCCTACGCGGCGATCCGCCACCTGCCGCCCGAGCAGGTCGCCCAGGCGATGCGGCTGGCCTCCCAGCGCTTCGTCGAGGAACTGACGGCATCGGCACGGGAAGGGCTGCGCACGGCTGCTAGGCTGGGCGCGCAGGCGTCCCGCGACGGCCTACGGGTCCTGCTCGGGTCCGATACGCCCCCGGCAGTCGGCTGGGAGCGCGCGGCGCGGTTCGTAGAGGCTCGGGGCCCGGACGGGCTGTCCCTGTCGGCTCGAATCCATCAGCAGACGACGCTCTACCGGCACGAGCTGGACCAGGTGCTCGCGCGCAGCCTGCGCGAGGGCCAGGGCGCCGAGGAGATGGCCCGGCGGCTGGTCGGGCGTGACATCGTCGGCGAGACGGCGGCGACACCGAAGGCGATCCGCGAGCTCGAGGCCGAGGTCAGGCGGATGGGCGTCGGCGGCGGGGACGGAGCCTGGGCTGCTGCGTCCGACGCCGCGGTGAAGGTCCGGCAGCACATCGAGCGACTCGTCAGCCTGCCGACCGCACGGCATGGGATGGCGCCGGCGACCGAGCACATGGTCGACGCCGTCACCGAGGCCGTGTGGAAGGGGCGCCAGGCGGTCGCAGAGAAGGCGCTCGACTGGTGGGCGCGGGACAAGGTTGCCTATCAGGAAAAGGTTGTCGCGCGGACCGAGATGCAGCGGGCCTACGCCCGCGCGTTCGAGGAGCACGCGCGCGAGGTCCCCGCGGTCGAAGGGCTGATCTGGAACGCGACGATCGACGGGCGCACCTGCGAGATTTGCCTCGAGTTGAACGGGCAGACGTTCGCGTTCGACGACCACCCGGAGATGCCCGCGCACCCGCAGTGCCGATGCAGGTGGCTCCACCTGATCAACACGGCCCTGCTCTCGCAGACGATCGTCGACCGCGCGCTCGCGGCGTAGGTGAACGAGCCACACCCACTGTGATCCACCGCCGCGGATGGTCCGCGGCGTCGTGTCATCAAGCTGCCACCCGTCAGCAGAGCTTACGGGAGCCGGCGCGGCCCGGCAGAGATTCAGCCGCAGAGGAGCGACTCCAGATGACGGAGCCCACGAAGGACCTGGAAGGCAAGACCGAAGAGGGCAAGGGGAAGACGGAGACGGGCGCGGGCGAGATGGTCCCGCAGGCCGAGGTCGACCGCCGCATCGCCAAGGCGGTCAACGCGGCGAAGAAGGAGATGGGCGACAAGCTCACCGCCGCGGAGGGCCTCGCCAAGGAGAAGTCCGACCACCTGGTGGCCATGGAGACGCAGCTCTCCGAGCTCCAGGGCAAGGCGGGCACGGAGGCCGAGCGCGAGCGCATCCGACTCGGGACGCAGATCACCAAGCTGACGACCGAGCTGGGCGAGGCGCGCAAGACCCTCTCCGCCGTCCAGACGAGGGCCGACGCCGACGCCGTCGAGGCCGTCGTTGCGGGGCTCGCTGCCACCGCGACGCGCGGCAAGGATCGCGTCCGCGAGGCGCTGGCCAAGAACTGCCGGCGGAACGCCGCCGGGAAGGTCGTCTGGGTCGACCCCGAGACCGACCAGGAGAACGAGCCCGCCAAGGGGCTCGAAGCCCTCCAGAAGTCCGACCCCTATTTCTGGGAACCGCCGCAGTCCGGAAGTGGGGCCTCGGCCGGCGCACCGCCGGTTGCGGGGAAGAAGCCGCTCACGGGGATGAGCAAGGCCGAGCTTGCGGCGCAGTACGACCGCGAGGCCGGCAGCTAACGCGCTGACCGTCGACTCGCACAAGGAACACGACCATGTTGATGGAGCAGGCCCGCATCGATGCCGCGGCCGCGAAGCGTACGAACTACGCCCTCGCGTTCGCCCACCTGATCGAGGAGCACCCGCTGTTCGCGAAGTTGAACTGGGATTCGGTCGAGGGCGACCAGTTCCCGTACGACGTCGCGATGGGCGAGGCGACGAGCGTCCACTTCAACCCCGACCTCACGTACCCGGCCGTGGTCGAGGAGCGCAAGGTCAACCGGGTGGCCACGGTCCGCCCGCTGTTCACCAAGAACGACAACCCGATCATGGCCCGCGGCTTCGGCACGCCGAGCGAGCGGCTGAAGTGGTCGGTCGACGCCGTGGTCAACAAGTTCATGGCGTCGTTCGTCTCCGGCCGCTTCATCAGCTCCGGGACGATCACGCAGAACACGGCGGGCCTGTGGACCTTCGTGTCCGCCGGCCCGCACTGGGATCTCTCCGCGCGCGGCCAGGGTCGAGGCGGCGGCCTGCTGGTCGTGACGAAGACGGGCGGCGTCTACAAGGCGAAGTTCCGCGCGTACTTCGACACGGACTTCGGCGCCGAGACGGCGGACCTCGCCGGCGGCGGCGCGGTGGTCGTGACGTTGCAGAGCGCGAACCCGTACTACACGGTCACCGTCAGCGTCGACCAGACCAAGCTGACGAAGACCGAGGAAGCGACGATCGAGTTCGACACCAGCTCGAGTCTCGCCTTCGACGGCGTCAAGACGCTGGTCTACCCGTCGCTCGACCTGAGCGTCGCGACCGGCGCCGGTGAGAACTTCGGCTTCGAGCACCTGGATACGCTCGACGACGCGCTGAAGGGCGATTCCGACGTGCTCGTGCTCATGCCGGGCCGGACCTTCAACGCAATGAAGGCGGAGGCGCGCGCGGTGCCCGGCGTCACGCTGGAGGCCGTCCAGGGCCTCAAGGACACGTTCCGCTACGCGGGCGGCCGCATGTTGCTGATGCGGGAACCGAACATCCCGATCAACATCACGCACGGCGGCACGCCGAACTGCACCTACCTCGTCGCCTTCGGCCTCAACACCGGCATCCGCGGGATCTTCTCCACCAAGGATCGCGCCGAGGCGCAGGGCCGCGTGATGGCGGGCCTGTCGATCCGCGACACGGGCGAGCTGGAGGACAGCGACCACGACCGCACGAAGGTCGTCGGCTACTGGAGCATCTGGAACCCGCAGCGGCAGGGCCTGGTGATCCTCAACGGGATCAAAAACTAGCGCCTGAGCTGCGCCAACCGAAACTCGCACACCAACAAGCCGGGGCCGCTTCGGTGGCCCCGGCTCCCCCAGAGGTGACGCATGGTCAGATTCAAGTGGCGCGACCCGGCGCGCGCGAAGCGACAGCTCGGATTCTTCAAGTTCGATGACAACGGCGTCACCGTCGAGACCTACCGCGGCGACGTCGAGGACTACGCCGAGCGGGTGGACCCGCAGCAGCGGCGCAACCGGGACCCGCGCGTCAGCTCCTTCATGGCGTCGTCCGAGCGCCGGAAGATGCTTGAGGTCATCCCGGCGGACCCGCCCGCCGAGAAGCCGATCGCAGCACCGGCGCCGGCACCGAAGGCCGAGGCGAAGCCGGCCGCCCCGCCGCTCGAGCCGCCCATCGTCGTGCCGGAACCCGGCCGTGATGCCGCCTACGCCACCACCGAGAAGGGCAAGGCGTTCGTCGAGCAGATGCGCGCCGCGAGGGAAGCCAAGGCGGCCGAGAAGCCGGCCGAGAAGCCGGCCGAGAAGCCGAAGGCCAAGGCCAAGGGCTGACGTGGTCGAGATCGAGACCAACGCGGGCGAGGTGGCAAAGGCCGTCGCCCGCTACGTCGCCGCCCTCCCGCGCGTGATCTTCGGCGTCGTCCAGGTGTGGACCGCGCAGGTTGCCGACCTGGTCCGCAGGAATGCGCCCGTGGACCTCGGCGGCCTTGCGGCGTCCTGTAGCGGCGAAGCGTCATCCGGCGCGGACGGACCCGACGCGGCGATCGTCGCCGCGAAGACGTACGCCCCGCCGGTCGAGTTCGGTAGCGTCCCGCATGAGATCCACGCCCGCAGGGGATGGGTGCGGCATGCGCTGCGCTTCCCGTCGCGTGATGGAGGCTGGGTCTTCCGGCAATCCGTGAACCACCCGGGAACGAAGCCACAGCCGTTCTTCTTCGACAACATCGACGGGAGCCTCCCGCACCTCGGCACGTTGGCGAACCAATCGCTCGACGAGCTGGGGCGGCGGGTCGGGCTCGACGGTGAGCGATGACGACGACGTATTGCACCGACGCCGACGTGCTGAAGCGCAACGCCTTCGCCGAGCGGTTCTGCACCGACACCGACGTCGTGGGAACGCCGCCCGTCAAGACGTTCGAGCGCTTCCGCCTCTTGGCGCGTGACGAGATCGACGCGGAGCTCGCCGCGCGCGAGCCGCCGATCACGGGCGTCGACTGCAACCAGCTCCGCGACGTCGAGGTGCTGCTGGTCCTGGCGCACGGGTTCCGCGAATCGGCGTCCAGCGCCGGCGAGACGGACCTCTTCCTCTCCAACGCCAAAGCCTACGACGAGAAGGCGAAGGAGAAGCTGGAAGCGTACCGCGGCGCGTCCGACGACGACGATCCGGGCTCCATCGGCGGGTCCATCCCGTTCTTCCGCGCGTGAGGTGCTGACGTGGCCGATGCAGTGGTCGTCAACATCGCCGGCCTGCTCGCGGCGAAGCTCACCTCGACGAGCTGCAAGAAAGCATACCTGCACGACGTCCGCCACGCGGTCGCGCGTGCGGAGCTGCCCGCGCTCGCCGTGTATGTGTCCGAGGAGGAGATCGTCGAGGGTCGCGGTGGGAAGACGCGCCACGAGTGCGTCGTAGAGCTCGACTACTACCTCGGGCCGATCGAAGGGATGAACCTCAACGAGCGCTGGGCCGACCTGCGCACCGCCGCGAAGAAGATCGCCGAGGCGGTCATCGCGGGTGCCGATCCCAACTGGCCGACGCCGATCGTGCCGCCGCCGACGCCCCCGCAGAGCCCGGCGCCCGGAACGCCCGTGCTGACGCTCGTGACCGGGCTCCAGGCGTTCGTGCCGAGCGGCAAGGTGAAGTACGGCTACTTCCACCCGATCGCCCCGACGCAGGGCACCTCGTACCTGGGCTTCCGCTGGCAGCTCGCCGTGCTCCACGACGACACCTACGAGCCGGCGGACATCACGCCGCTCGGACCGATGTTCGGAACGCTGACCCTCGCTGCTGAGGGTGCGTTGCCCGTCTTCAACTTCGTCGAGTTCCGCCCACTGGCCGCGCCCTGATCGGCGGGCCGCAGGAGAAAGCCATGAAGATCATCGCCTCGCCGACGGCGCGGGTGGCCGTGTTCGAGCCGTCCGGCCCAATCGTGCCTCACCGCTACCTGACCGCCGCCGGCGTCTACGACGCCAAGATCAAGGCGGTCATCGCGCCGTGCCTCGACGTGCCCGAGAAGTGCGTCCCGGCCGTCGCTGACTACTACGCCAGCGCGCTCTCCACCGGGGACGCCGTTCCGTGCGACGAGAAGGGCAAGGCCCTGCCGCCGCCCACACCGCCCAAGCCTGCCGCGAAGGCCGAGAAGGAGGCCAAGTAGCCATGCCGTCCACCACCCTTCCCGAGACCACGAAGACCCCCTTCCTCGCGTGGGAGGTGCTCACGGGCCAGGCACCCCGCGGTGCCGAAGGACTGCGCCGCTGCGTCATCGTCGCCCCGCAGAACCACACGCCCGGCACGGCGGCGGTCAACACGCTCTACCAGGTGCCCGACGCGACCACGGCCGCCACACTGTGCGGATGGGGCAGCCCGGCGCACCGCATGCGCATCGCCGCGGCCGAGGGGAACAAGAACACCGACTGGTGGCTCGTCGTCGCCGCGGACTCCACCGCACCCGCCGCCACGGCCGGGACCGGCACGACGACCTGCACCGGCGCCGCGACCGAGTCCCGCGTGATGAACGTCCGCATCGGCGACACGACCTACCTCGTGTCCGTCACGAACCTGGATCTCGCGGCCGTGGTCAGCGCGGCGATCATCGCGGCCACCGGAGCCGATCCGGCTTGCCCGGTCGTGGTGACGGGCGTCACCCCGCTCACGTTCACGATGAAGACCTGGGGGAGCTGCGGCACGTCCGTCGAGTGGTACATCGACAACGTCCCCGCCGGCATCGTCATCGGCACCCCGACCGGGAGCTGCACGACCACGGCGGTCGGCGTCCCGAAGTGGAGCGACGCGTTCGCCGCGATCGAGGCGTCTACGCGGAAGTTCACGTACATCGTTCCGGCGTCCGCGACCCTCGTCGACCTCAACACCGGGACCGGAAACCTCCGCGACCGGATCGGGGCCGATGCGCTGGCCGGCGTGCGCAAGCGCATGCACGTCATCGTTGCGAGCAAGGACACGCAGGGCAACGCGGCGACCTTCAGCTCCGGATTCGACACCGGGACCGTGACGGCCGCCGAGCCGGGGATCCGATTCTCCTGCCTCTGGGGCGTCTCCGGCCTGATCGAGGAATGGGTCACCGCCGCGCGCTGGTGCTCGATCCGCGCCGGCCTGGAGGAGTTGGACCCGAACGTCAAGCTGGCCGGCGTCCTGCTGACCGGCGCCGTCCCGCCGCCCGCCGCGCTCGCCGATCCGACGGCCGCGCAGATCGAGGCGGCCCTGCGCGCCGGCTGCTCGCCGATCACCTACGACCACGACAACTCGACCTGCACCGTGGTCCTCAGCATCACGTGCAAGGACACGACCGGGGGCGCGGCCGATTACCGCGCCTGGACGACGAACAAGCCCATCGTCTGTGACTACATCGCCGACGACCTGGAGGTCTACCAGGGGGACATGTACGCGGCCTTCAGGGTCGCCAACGACGTCGACGGCAAGCCGCCCACCAGCCCCCCGCTGCCGAAGAAGACGACCACGCCGAGCCTCATCGGCGACAACGCCTGCGACCGGCTCAACGAGGTGCACTACGCCGAGAAGGGCCTGATCGAGCAGGTCAAGCGGAGCGAGGTGACGGTGGTCCGCAACATCGCGGTCCCGTCGCGCGTCGACCAGTGGGCCGACGTGAAGGTCATCCCCTGGCTGCTCCAGATGGCCGGTGAACTGCATGAGGTGAGCGCGTAGGCGCTCGGAGGCAACGACCATGGCATCCCTCTACGGACACATCGCCGCGCTCCTGATCGACGAGACGGTCGACGAGACGCTCCAGGACATCAGCATCGAGCCGAAGGACGAGGTGACGGACGTGATCACCCGCGGGACGGCCGATTCGATGGAGCCGGTCGGCCCGCTGACGGTGGACATCACCGCCGGCGTCCAGTACCCGCGCACCGGCGGCCCCGTCGACTACATGGACCTCATGGAGAACCGCAAGGTCTTCCGCGTGGCCTGGGTGGACTGTGACGGGAAGCGCGGCGCGGCGAAGAACTGCCGCGTGCTCAGCGCGCCGCGCAACGACCCGATGAAGGGCGAGAGGAAGCAGGATCTCAAGATCCACGGCTACCTCGTCTCCCGGCCCGCGTAGCCGGCGTGCGCCAGCCGGAGGGGTGACGCATGACGGAGAAGCACGAGATCGAATCCGACCTGGAAGCCTTCCTCGGCGGCCAGGACCCGCAGGAGATCAAGTCCGTCCCGTGGCCGACGATGCCGCAGAAGCTCGTCGGCCTGCGACCACTGACCCAGTCGCAGATGCGGGACGCGGACGCCAAGGCGCGCAAGTGGGCGACGGAGACGGGCATCCCGCACGTCGCCCAGGTGCGCGACCCGGAGAGCGGAAACCTGCGGCCCTGGACGGTGCGCGACGATCCCGAGGTCGCCATCGTCTTCGCGGCCGAGCTGGTCGCCCGCGCCCTCGTCGACCCCAAGTCCGATCCTCCCAAGTCCATCTGCCCCGGCGGCGGCGCCGAGCTTTCGATGAAGGCCCGGCGCGAGACGATCGCCATCCTCATGCGGAAGCTGTCCGACTGGACCGAGCAGACGTCGCCGATCGAGCCGCAGGAGTGGACCGAGGAGATCCTCGACCAGATCCTGGAGACGCTGGGAAAAGGGCTCGGGGCGATCCTGTTGCAGGATTGCGGGCCTGCCATGCTGCGGGCCTTGCTGCTGCGTTCGGTCGCCCCGCGAACTCCCTCCACTGGCTCCACGTCCTCTACCACCACGCCAAGCTCCGCGAGTGGGGACCCTACGCCGGCGTGACCCGCCCGATGGGTCCGTTCGACGACGACGGTGATTGATGGCGGAGACCGAAGTCGGACTCGTCTGGAGGCTGCGCGCCCAAGGGACGCGCGACGTACAGGCCGAGATCCAGCGCGTCACCGGCGGGCTGACCCAGGCCCGCACGACCGCCGGCCAAGCGCCGAACGTCACCCCGTGGAAGTCCGCGATCGGCGGCGTCCACGCCGAGGCCCGCAACCTGCTCGGCACGCTCGGCAAGGTCGCCGCGTGGGGTGGGCTCGCCGCTGGCGCGTTCGGAGTCAGTGCCGTCCTCAAGGGCTTCGTCTCCCTGTCCGACGAGATGCGCGGCATCCAGACGGACACCGGGAAGACCGACACGCAGATGGCGCAGTTGACCGAGCGGTTCCGCAACCTGGCGGGATCGATCGGGAAGCCCGCGGAGGAGATCGCCGGACTCGCCCACCTGATCAACGACCTCACGGGCAGCTTCGATCGCGCTGCCGAAGCCGCTCCGCAGCTCGACCTGCTCGCCGGCGCGTTCGGCGTGAAGGACGTTCCTGCGTTCGGCCGAGCCTTCGCCGGGCTGGAGACGATCAGCGGCGGGAAGATTCCCGTCGATAAGCAGATGGCGATGCTGCGCGAGATGCTGCGCGCCACGCCCATGGCCGAGGAAAGCACCCTCGAGGCCGCCGGCCGCGGCGCGGGCCGCGCGGCGTCCATCGGGCGGTTGACCGGGGCCGAAGGGATCCAGTCGTTCGGCGGCATCCTCGCGACGCTCGGGAAGACCTACGCGCAGCAGCCGCGGAAGATCCAGAGCGGACTCGACGCCATCCTCGACACGTTCGAGCTGCAGTTGAAGGATCCCGAGGTCCGCCGCTCGCTTACCCGCCTCGGCGTGAACATGGCCGACGCGGGCACGATGTTCCAGGGCCTGCTGACGGCGCTGTCGACCAACCCGCGGGCGCTGGATGCGATCAAGGGCCTGCCCTCCGAGCTCGGGACGATCATGCTCGGCGCCGTCGCCAACGCAGGCACGTACAACGACGCGATGCGCGGGATCAACGGCGACGTGGCCGCGCTGGCCGCCACCCTCGCGGCGCGCAAGAACGACCCTTCCGTGAAGCTCGGCCAGGCGACCGAGCGGATGAAGCAGGCGCTGGAACCGCTGATCGTGTCGCTGCTGCCGAAACTGACGGCCGCTGTCCAGAAGATCGCGCCGTGGCTGGAGCGGTTCGCGAAGTTCGCGGCCGACCACGGAGACGCCCTGCTCTCCTTCCTGACGTTCATGGCGGCGCGAGCCCTGACGGCGCAGATCGCCGGAGCCTTCGGAGGTCCCGCCGGTGCGGGGGGCGCTGCGGGCGCAGCCGGCTTGATCCCGATGTTGGCGATGGGTGGCGGGGCGGCAGCGGGTGGCGCAGCGGGGGCGGCCGGCGGCGTGCAGCAGTTGACGCCCCTTGGGTGGAGAGTGAACCTCGGCGGCGGCGTCAACATCCCCGCTCCCCCGTCGGCAATGGGTGGCCCGGCACCGGCCCCGACAAGCCTTGGACCTTCGACGGCCCCCGGAATGATCGGGGCGGCCATCGGGGCAAACACGCTCTTCACCGCAAGAGAGGTGACGGACTCGCTGCGCCGAACGCGCGACGCCGGCCGCTCGCAGGTCCGTGGCCAGTATGCGAGCACTGCGGAAGCGCGTGCGGCGATGGCGGGGATGACAGACCCCGGTCGGACGGGGTTCCTCGGCGACCTGGTCCGCCAACTGGCGCAACAGGTGACGCAGCAGATCGCGATCAACGTCGCCGTCCAGGTGTCCCCCGATGGCACCACCGGAACCGCACGTGCTGCGACCGACGCCCGCAACGGTGCGACGGTGCAGGTCCGCGACGAGTACAGCGGCAGCTACCGCCCGCCGCCGATGCAGTGAGGCAGCGCGATGGCCGACACCACAGGCGCGCCGACGCTGCGCCCCAACCCCTTCGCGGGCTACGAGCTGGACCGCGCCTATCGCTTCGACCCGGAGTCCGAGGCGACCTACAAGGGCATCGAGCTGCGCGCGACGACGATGACGATCCGGCGCGGGCACGACGAGGCGACCCATGCCTACCCGGACGTGCCGGGCGGCAACGTCGAGGTGACGGGGCGCCAGTGCTACGAGGTCGAGTTGGAGACGGTCTGGACGGGCACGAGCTGGCGCGAGCGTTTGGCGAACGCGGTCTACATCCATGACACGCGGGCCGGCGAGGTCGGCGAGCTGGCCCTTCCGGACGGCCCGGCGATCGACGCGAAGTGGCTGCGGTTCGACGAGACGCGGCAGTTGGCCAAGGACGGGACCACGTTGCGCGCCGTCTTCAAAGAGCACTCGCACGTCGACAGCGTCTACACCGCGCAACCAGACGCCGTCGCCCTGATGGCCCGCTCCGTCCCCGATCCCTATTCCGAGACCATCCTCCCGCTCGTCGAGACGTACACGGCGGCCCTGGACGCCGGCACCACCGAAGCGCTGGCGACGATGATCCAGGCGCTCGTGCTGCTCGACAACGCGGCCTACGCGGCGCAGCAGCTCTGCGATGTGGCGGCGGCGGATGGGCTCGACAACTTCGAGCTGCTGATGACCTTGCGCGCCAACGCGCGCCGCGCCTTCCCGCCGGCTCTCAGGGTGGACCTGTCCGCGGTCCTGACGGTGTAGCCCGTGGCCGATGAACGGGTGTCGCTGATCCTCGAGGATGGGAGCGAGGCCGGGCTGGTTCTGCGAGGCTTCGAGAACTACCGCATCCGCAACGACGTGCGCCAGATGGGCGCCAGCTTCGACGGGAAGCTCGCGCCGATCGACGATCCCGACCTGCTCATCCCGCTCAAGCGCAAGCCGCGGATCCGCGTCGAGGTGGACGGCACCCCGATGTTCCGCGGGTTGATCGTCGGCGTCCAGGGGCAGGCCGATCGCTCCGGGTCCTACGCGAACATCTCGTGCCAGGACTACCTCGGCTACGCCTGCAAGTGGGATCTGCTGCCGGGGTTCACCGCGCTCAACCTGAGCATCGAAGAGGCATTCGCCGCGGCGCTCGGGCGCTACATGCCGGACGGCACGAAGTACATCGGCAGCAACGACGCCAACCGGCAGGCCATCGGGACGCGCAGCGTCGAGCAGGCGATCGTCTTCCACGGTCGGCGGTTCGAAGCGACGGAACCAGGCGGGGGGTGGGGCGGCTACGAGGCCTATGCGGCGGAGCGGACACGACGGGCGGCACTCGGCCTTCCACCTCCGTCCGGCGCTGGCGAGTGGATCGACTACGACTACACGATCGCCGACTTCCGATCTGCCGGTTGGCCGACTGGCGGCCAGTACGTCACGCGGACGAAGACCCTCACCCTCACGGACCGCGACGACCGCGAGCTGGTGCCGCACGTCGGGCAGACGGTCGGCGGGTTCCTGCGCGAGGTCTGCGAGCATCACCGGCTGCTGTGCTGGCAGGCGGGTGACGGGTCGATCATCATCACGCGGCCACGCTACGACCAGAACGCGCTGATCACGCTGGCCCGCGGTGAGGTTGCGGTCGAGGGCACGATCGAAAGCGGCGGCTGGACCGTCAACCCCGGAGACCAGCCGGCCGAGATGGACACGCTCGGCCACGGCCGCGGTGCCGAGAAGGTCAAGGTCAACGCCCGGGATGCTGGCCTGTGGGCCGCCGGCTGGCGCGGCTATCGCGCGGTGGTCGACGAGAACCTGCGCGACCTCGCTGCGGCGCAGGAACGCTCCCGCCGCGCGCTTCACGACGCGCAGCTCCCGACCTACGAGTACCACTGCCGGATCTCGGGGCACGGGTACGGCACCTACCTGTTCGCGCCCGACTCGTTGATGCATGTGCGCGATCCGAAATGGCGCACCGATCAGGACCTCTACTGCATCACCCGCGAGTGGTCCAAGGGGCGGCCCGCAGGCACGGCGACCGAGTTGATCCTGGTTCCGCCGGGCCTGCTGCTGTCGGAGTAGGCTATGGGGCGCGGCGCACAACTCGTCAACGAACTGTTCGATTCGATGTTCGTCGTCGGCACGGCGACGGAAGACGGCACGGGCGGGAAGGGGCACGTCGAGGGTGTCCCCGGGGACGTGCCGCCGTGCGAGCACGGGGCGCTGCCGGGCTTCTCGTCGGGCGTCGCCAGCGGCGACCGAGTCGCCATCGTGCGTCGTCGCTCGGGTGCCGTGTCGCTCGGCTCGCTGCTGAAGCCGACTGGAGAGCAGGTCAACGACCGCACGGTATGGACGCCTGACGGGCTCCAGATGCGCCTGCGCGCGAAGAAGCTGGAGGTCACCGGCAGCGATGCCGCGGACGGGATCAAACTCGACGGCAACACGAAGGTCGTCCGGCAGGATGACCCATCTACGGCAACGGTGGCTTTTCAACTCTGGCTCTCCCAGGCCGACGCGATCCTCCGATTCTTCGGCCTCGTGGCGCCGCTTCCGACACCTCCGGTCGGCATCGTCGAGGCGCAGGCCAGCTCGACGAAAGTAGGGGCGGGCTGATGCCTCCACCGGTCAATGGCCAGGTCGTCGCGTACAACGACGGGCTGACCCCGCCGATCGAATTCGTCGATCCGAGCGGCGCCACCGGCCCCACGGGTCCCACCGGGCCGACCGGACCACTCGGAGGTCCGACGGGGCCGACCGGTCCAAGTGGCCCCACCGGAGCCGATTCCACGGTCGCGGGACCAACTGGTCCCACGGGTTCGACCGGATCGACCGGCGCTACCGGTGCAGGCGTCACCGGGCCAACGGGGGCAGACTCGACGATCCCTGGCCCAACCGGTCCCACCGGGGGCACGGGCCCCACCGGAGCGACCGGCGTAGGTTCCACGGGTCCCACGGGCGGTACGGGTCCGACCGGAGCAACGGGCGCTGACTCGACGGTTGCAGGCCCCACGGGAGCAACCGGAGCCACCGGGGCAAATAGCACCGTGCCTGGACCCACGGGGCCAACCGGGGCGACAGGGGCCACGGGGGCCGACAGCACCGTACCGGGTCCCACCGGTCCCACTGGGGCTACCGGGGCAACCGGAGCGAATAGCACCGTCCCGGGTCCGACGGGACCGACTGGCCCCACGGGGGCCGACTCCGTGATTCCGGGGCCAACGGGACCCACGGGACCGACTGGCGCAGGTGTCACCGGACCGACCGGGCCGACGGGCGCCACGGGAACCGGCGTCACGGGCCCGACGGGGGCGACAGGACCGACAGGTCCGGCCGGCGGCGCCGTCGCCCGCATCCAGGCATCCGACCTGACCGTTGCCGCCGACGGCTGCCTCGTCGTGCCTGATGACTACGAGATCGGTCCCGGTTGGACGCTCGAACTTGCCACGAACGCCGTGATGGAGATCACATGAGCAGGGTGCTGCTGAACGAGTCTGCTGCGCCGTCCCCGCCGGCCGCCGGGAAGATCGCGCTCTACGCTTCGCTCGACGCCGACCCGCTGCTGCGCATGGTGGACGACGCCGGGCGCAACATGAGCCTGACCGAGATCAGCAACGCGAGCATCACGTCGCAGGCGATCAGCAACACGACGCGGACCTACCTCGCGGGCAGCGCGATCAAAATCCCGGCGAACAAGCTGAAGGTCGGGACGATCCTGCGCTGGACGTTCACCTGCACGAAGACGGGGGCGGGCGTCGCGACGAGCGTGATCGACATCGCGTTCGGGACGCTCGGGACCACGGGCGACACGGCGCGCGTCAGCTTCACGAAGCCCGCGGGCACGGCTGTCGCCGACGAGGCGCAATTCATCGTCACCGCCGTCGTGCGATCCATCGGACCCTCGGGCGTCGTCGTCGGCAATCTGACGATGACGCACAACCTCGCGGCGACCGGTCACGCGGTCATCCCCGTTGTCAGCGTGACGACCGTGTCGGCCGGGTTCGACACGACGGTCCCGACCTACGCCGGGATCTGCTTCACCGCGGGCGCGTCCGACTCGTTGACGTTCCAGCTCGTCGCCGCCGAGTGCATCAACCTGTAGTCATGACGATCTGCCTCTGCATGATCGTGCGCGACGAGGCGCACGTCCTGGCGCGCTGCCTCGCTGCTGCGCTGCCGCTGATCGACCGCTGGCTGATCATCGACACCGGCTCGACGGACGACACGGAGGAGATCGCTCGCTCGTGGCTCAACGAGTTGCCCGGCGAATACGTCAAGCGCCCGTGGGTGAACTTCGGCGTCAACCGCTCCGAGTTGATCGAGCGGGCGCGCGGCCGCGCGGACTACCTGCTGCTGCTCGACGCGGACATGGAGGTCGACGTCGCGCCCAGCTTCGACCGTGCGGCGTTGAGCGCCGATGCCTACCTCGTTCGCTACGAGGGCGATCTGGACTACGCGCAGCAGCTCGTCGTGCGCGGCTCGCTGCCCTGGCGCTACGAGGGCTCGACGCATGAGGTGCTGACCTGCGACGGCGCCGCCGGTGCGGCCGTCGAGCTGCGCGGGCTGACCATGCGGCATCACGCCGACGGCGGGCACCGCGCGGAGAAGTTCACGCGGGATGCCGCGTTGCTATGGGCCGACGCGGAGCGCGACCCGGCGAACTGCCGGACGGCATTCTACCTCGCCCAGACGTTGCGCGACCTGGGCGACCATCCCGCGGCGCTGACGGCGTACCGCCGGCGGGCCGCGATGGGCGGGTGGCCCGAGGAAGTCTTCTACTCGCTCTACCAGATCGCGCAAGTGCTTGAGCGAACGGGCGCGAGTGACGGCGAGATCGACGCCGCCTATCTCGCGGCGTACGAGGCCGACCCGGGACGCGCCGAACCGCTCTACCGGCTGGCCCTGCGGCATCGCCTGGCGCGTCGGTACGCGACGGCGCTGATGTTCGCCGAGGTCGCATCCGCGATCCCGTACCCGGACCGTCTGCTGTTCGTCGAGCGCGACGTGTACGAGTGGCGGATCGATGACGAGTTGTCGATCTGCCTGTGGTGGACCGGCCAGCGCGCCGAGTCCGTGGACCTCTGCAACTGCCTTCTGTGGGGTGATCGGCTGCCAGCGGGCGAGCGCGAGCGAGTCGAGCGCAACCGCGCGTACGGGGCGTGAGCGATGCAGTCGAAGTACATCGAGCCCCTCTCCGTCGCCGGCGGCGTCGTGACGGGCGGCACCTACCGCATCGTTTCAGGCAACGCCGTCCGCGTCTCGGCCTCGCTCCAGCGCGTTGCCGCGCTGCTGATGATGAAGCGCGGCAGCGTCCCCGGCTCGCGGTTCTTCACCTGCGGCCTGCGCGACCTCAAGCACCGCGGCAAGACGTGGGCGGCCCGCGTCGTCGCGCTGATCGACAAGGCCCTGCGCCCGCACCAGGCGACTCCGACCGCGGCGGGCCTGTACGTCTCCTACGAGCGCCAGGCGTGGGTCGAGAACAACGTCGGCAAGTTCAAGGTCACGATCCAAACGGCGGACGGGGTCGGCGAAGTCACCGTGCCGCTGCCGCTGGCGGCGTAGGGGAATCATGGCACTTACCTCCCGGACGATCGCGCAGTTCCGCCAGTCGATCCTCGACGCCTTCACCGTCTACCGTCCCGGGGATTCGGTCGAGGAAGGGTCGGACGCCTGGTGCATCGCCAACGCCGTCGCGATCCAGCTCTACCGCGACCAGCAACGGGACCTCGAGATCGGCACGTGGATCACGCCGCTCAACGCCGTCGGCGCGCAACTCGACGCGCACGGCCAGCGGTGGTTGCCGCCGACCGCGCAGCGGAAGGGCGCGACGAAGTGGGGTGGCCAGATCCGGCTAACCGCACTTGCGGGGCTTCCCGCCTTCGGAGCCGGCAAGATCGGGACGGCGGGGAACGGGCAATCGTACATCACGACTGAGGCTGTCGGCGCCGGGCACTGGACGGGACCGGGCGGAACCGCAGACGTGAACGCAGATGCGGTCGTGGCCGGAACCGCCGCGAACCAGGGAGATGGGACGACGTTGACTCTGGCCTCTCCGCCAGCCGGTGTCTCGCCGTCCGCGACCCTGATCGTCAACGTCAACACGACGCTGGGGACGGACGCAGAGAGCGATACGGACTGGCGTTCGCGCGTCCTCGGCGCCACCGTCAACCGTCCCGGCGCAGGAAACGCCGGACAGTGGATCGAGTGGGCCGAGTCCGTGCCCGGGGTCTACAAGGCGTTCTGCTACAAGCGATTCTATGGCCTGACCACCGTCGTCGTCGTGTTGCTCGGGCCACCGGGAACGCGAGTGAGCGGAATCACCGGCGCGATCATCACGGCGGTGGAAACGAAACTCGCCGCCGAGAAGCCGACCGGACACACGCCGACGGTCCTTGTCTTGCAACCGACCTATCTCGCCGTCGTCGCGGCGATCACGCCGAAGACCGGCTACGGCCCGGACTGGACGGGGACGCTCGCGGAAGACCCGGCGCAGGCCTCGACGACGACGAAGGTCTACACGACCACGGACCCGGCGGCCTCCCCGAACTTCCTCGCGCACGGGATGCGTGTCGTCTGCAAGACGAACGCCGTGCTGAACGCAACCGAGGAGCGGATCGTCGACGTCGTCGGGCCAGGGCACTATTTCACCGTCACCGTCCCATTCTCCGCCGCCGTCAACAACAGCAGCACCATCTACCCCGGCGGCCCGCTGTGGCAACCGTGCTACAATGCCATCGCGGCCGTGTTCGATGCGCTCGGCCCGGCTCGCGAGACGACCGGGAACGCCCCCCGCGTACCTGACACGGCCGGGAGTTGGCCGAGCAAGCTGTTCGTTTCCGATCTCACCGCCGCAATCGACAACGTGGCCGGCGTTGCCGGATGCACCGTGACCGCCCCGGCCGCAGACACGGAGGAGACCTGCGCGCAGTATGCCGCGCTGATTCACATCCTCGCGTTCAACCCCTCCGTCACGCTGACGTTCGTGTAGCCGATGCCGGGGCCTTTCCCAATCCCGATCGGCGGCGTCTCCGGCTTCCACGGGGGCGATGACATCGGCGCCGCGGAGCGCGCCATCGCTTCCTGTCTCGGCGTCGGCGTCTACGACCTGACGGTCAACGGCGACCACGGCCGCTTCCGCCGCGCACTCGCCGTCGGCCTTGCGTTGCTCGACGTGGGGGATTGGGAAATCTGGCTGGCGTCGCTCCCCGACGCCGGGCTGGCGCTGCTCGACGAATGGGAGGACGTGCTCGGACTCCCGCGCGCGCCCGGGTGGTGGACGTACGTCGAGCGCCACGCGCGCCTGCGTGCGCGAATGCTGGAGTTCGGCGGCAACAACGCCGCGATCCTCAAGTTGACCCTGGAGATCCTGATCGGGACCGGGACGGTCTACGTTTCCGAGACCGACCACTACCCGCTACACGACGAGCGGGACGGAGCGATCACTTGCGTCATCCTGCCCGCCGCGGTGTGGGCCGATCCGGTGCTGTGGGCCGAGTGCCGCTACCTCGCCGCACGTGTCGAGCCGGCCGGGGGGCGCATCTACCTCGCCGTCACGCACGACAGCGGCAGCCCGCACAGGCATCCCGTCTGGCGCTCAGACGAATCGCTCAGCGACCGGGACTGCACCCAGCCCGATGCACCGTAGGAGGAACCATGCTTCCCGAACCGACCACCAGCGATCCCGAGTGGCACTCCGACGACGGCAACGAGGAGAAGACGCACGACTGGTTCAACGCGATCATGCGCAGCGTCGACGCGGAATCCTCGCCGATGGACGGCATCGCCCATCCCGCACCGGCCGGGACCGCGCTGCCGTGGGGCGGCGGCCGGATCAAGTTCTGGAGTGCCCCCGGAGGACTCGCCGACAACGCCATCGCCAACGTCGACGACACGATGCCGGGCGGCCCCGACTATACGAACCGCGAGATCATCGTGCTTGCCGGCGGCGCCTACAGCAGCAACCGCGTGCCCGGAAGCGGAAACGAGTACGACGGACAGCCAGACTACGACGTGCCGTTCGACGGCAGCATCGGCACGGCGCGCGATCTCCATTTCTTCACGAAGGCGGGGGCCGCTGCGGCCGACCCGCTGCCAACCGGCGGATGCTACCTCCAACTCAACAGCGGCGCCGGAGACGGCGTCTACCTGTACATGTCCAACTCTGGCTCGAAGGCGCTGAACATCGCCAACCGTACCGGCGCGACCATCTACCCCTTCCTGGTCTATTTCGTCTCCGACCAGTTCCCGACGAGGACGTGAGCCGATGGCCGACCAAACCACACTCCCGACCTGCACACCGGGCTCGCTCGGCCCGACGAAGCTCGACCGCACGACGGCCGTCGATCCCTACCGCGACGAATCGGCCGCGCAGGCCAACCTCAAGGCGCTGTGTGTCGAGGAACTGTTCCGGCGGTCCGGGCTCTCAGACGGGTCCACCCCAGCCAGCTACGAGTCGCGTGTGCTCGCGTTGGAGGCGGGGGAGGAAGATCCAGGCGCCTACGTCTTCCGCGACGACTTCGACCGCACCTACGCGGGCGACGTGCCGGACCCCTCAGCGTGGATGACGGCCGGCGCGTACGCCGCGGCGGTGGTGACGACGGACGTCGCAAGGGGAGGTGCCCGGTTCGCTCTCGACGCCGCCACCCTCGCGCGGCGGACGAAGAAGCTGTGGAACAGGTTCCAGCTACCGCGCGTGAGCTACCACGTCACGCTCTCTCACCTGTCGGGCACGCATGCGCGCGTCAACTTCCACGACGTCGGAACCCCGGCCAGCTTCTGGGGTGTGACCTTCCCTTCCGACCAAATCCTCAGGGCGCGGATCGCGGTGGACGGCGGGCTCACGGCCGAAGTCGAGCTGGGAGGATGGCAGCCTGGGGCGGAATATCTGGTCCGCTACGAGGTGCGCGAGGATCTCCACATGTGGGTGAGCATCAGCCCGCAGGGAGAGCCGGCCTGGCCCTTCGTAGACGTGGGCGCGGTGCCGAACATCACCGCGACGGTGGACATCGAGACGTCCGCCGATGGCACCCCGGGTGGGTTCATGGCGATCCGCTGCTTCCGGCTGTACGCCGACTGGACGCAAGATCCGCCGCCCACGTAGGAGCAGACGATGGACTCCGCTCCCCTCGTCTTCGCCCCGCAGTTCAACACCCGGGGCCGCCGCGATGCCACCGGCGCATTCCAGCCGGAGGCCGAGGCGTTCTGCCGCGCGCGCGGCGGTGTGCCCTTCCTTGTCGGCAACACGCTCGACGCGCCCGCGATGCGCGCGCAGGTCTACGGGCAGATCGATCGCGCTGTCGGCCCCGTCCGCACCGTCGCGTGCTTCTGCCACGGCAGCGGGACGGGGATCCAGTTCGGGTTCAACCGGCGCAACGCGATCGACCTCGCGCTGGCGATCGCCAAGGTCTCGACGCCCGATGTGCGCGTCGCCCTCTACTGCTGCAACACGGCCGGCGGGCCGGGTGTCGGCGGGGATGGCGGATTCGCCGACTCGCTGCGCGATGCGCTCTGCCGCGCCGGTGCCGTCCAGTGCCAAGTGGACGCGCACACGACCGCGGGGCACACGACGCGCAATCCATACGCGCGCCGCTTCCTCGGGATGGGCTCCGCGGTCGGCGGCGTCGGCGGGCTCTGGATCGTCGCGCCCCGGTCGACGCTGTGGGCGAAGTGGAGGCGGGCGCTGCGCGACACGTCGCTGCGCTTCGACTTCCCGTTCCTATCGATCGCCGAGATCCACGCGCGGCTGATGGCCGCCTGACGTGTCCCCGCTCGGCCCCTACCAGCGGCGGGCGGTGGACCGCTACATGCGCAGCTTCGACCTCGACTCCGACGACGACTGCAACCCCGACTGCGAGGCAACGATGGACACCTGCCGATACCACGAGGCGATCGACGAGATGCGCCGCGACCACGCGAACCGCCTCGACAGCCTCGAAGAGAAGCACGCCGAGTTGCTCGCGGTGATGGCCGCCGCGAAGGGCGCGATCGCCGAGAAACTGCTGTGGCTGTTCGTGACCGCACTGATCTGCGGCGGCGTGTCCGTCGTGGTGTCGCTGTTGACCGCCGGTGCTGGCGGCTAAGGAGGAAGAAGATGATCGAGACGTTGAAGGGCTACATGCCCGCGTGGCTGTTCGCGCTGATCGTCATGGTGCTTTCGTCCACGGCAACGGCGCTGGCCGTGCTGGCGGCCGGCGGGACCTGGATCCTGATCGGGATCGCCGTGCTGAGCGGCATCCTCGGCCCGGGCCTGTGGAGCGCGCCCGCGCTCGCCGAGCCCAAGCCGCCCGCGCAACCCCCGGCGGTGCTGCCGTGACCCGCCGCTTCCTCGTACTCCATCCTCGCGCCGCGGGCGCCATCCTCTCCGTGATCGGCGTGCTGCTTGGGGCGGCGCTCGTCATCGCCTGCGCGTCCGCGCTCGGCGGCTGCAGCGGCGCCCCGCAGGCCATCGCCAGCGCGGCGGCAACCGTCGACGTGGCCGTCGAGCGCAGCATGGTCGCCTGGCTCAAAGCCAAGGCGCAGGAGATCGAAGACGACGTCGCGGCGCATGACGGCACCGTCGAAGCTTGGTGCGAGGCGATGGGACCGGTTCACCAGACCGCACAGCGCGTCGTCTGCGCAGCTCGAGCGCTCGGGGACCTGGCGCTGGCGGGCCAAGAGGTGATCGACACCGCGGGCGCCGACTCGGCCGACTGGCAGGACTGGCTCGCGGCGCTCCCGCCGCTCGTTCTCGCCGTCGAGGATGCGATGGAGGCCGCAGACTACGAACCGCCTGCGGCCGTCGCTCGAGCGCTGCGGATGCTCGGCGCCCTCGTTTCGCTCGTTGGCGGGGACGCGGCGGACGTGCCGTGCGAGGTCACGGACGGGCCCGTGGAGTGCCTGCACCTCGACGATGGGGAGGCCCCTTGACCCTCGCCGACTGCTGCGCCCGCGCGCGCGCGATCCGCGTCTCTCGCGGGCTGGCGACGAAGGACCCCGAGCAGGAGTTCGACGCGGGCCTCGTGCTGGGCTTCGCCCTCTTTCTGACGCGGGAGGTTCGGCGTCACGCCGGGGACATCCTCGACATCAACGCGGACCTCTCGGCGATGCGTGCGTCGATCCCCTGGCTCGGCCCGGCGCTCGACAGCGCGGAGCCGCTTGAGCACGTGGAGGCCGGGTGATGTGGGGCGAACTTTTCACGTGGGCCTGCATGGCCGGCGCCGTCGCCATCTTCTGCGGCACGCTCGCGCTGTGCCCGCCGGTCCGCTGATGGTGCGCCGTGATCGGCCTCTTCCTGGCCCTACTCCTATCGTGCCTGCGCGGCCTCGGCCTCACGCCGGATCCGCCGCCGCCGTCCAACCCGATCGATGCCTCCGCAACCTGTCCGCTCGGCTGCGTCGTCATGGCGCTTCAGGACCACGGTGGCGAACGGTATCAGGTGACATCGACTGACGTGTTCTGGCTCGCCAAGGTCGTCTATCGCGAGGCGGGCCCGCGGTTCCGTGGGCGCGAGGCCGGGGCGACCGCCTGGGCGCTGGTGCAATCCTGGGCTCGGGACCGACGCCGACGCGGGGGGCATGGGTTCAGCCTCGCCGGTTGGGTCCAGCGCTACTCGGCCGGCTGCTCGCGTGATTGGGCGACGGGGGGCACGCGCTACAGCCCGAGGATCACGCCCCGCGCCGACGCCTGCCGGGCGCTGAGATGGGACCAGATCCCGGACCAGTGGCAGGACTTCGTAGAAGACTTCTTCGCGGGTCGCGTGCCGAACGACTGGCCCGGCGTCGTGCACGTGTTGGCACGTGGCTTTGAGCGGTTCGCCGCCGACGACCTGAGCGAACCGATCTACGCCTCCGACGCCGCTGGCGGCAACGCCTACTACCGGACCGACGACACCGCGGACTGGCCCGTCGGGCTGGTCCGCATCATCCCGGCGCGCGACTGGCGCTGAGACGTGGCCGTGGCGGTCGGCCGGCCCCTCCACCTGCTGACCGCCCGGCCGCGATTGGAGGAATCCATGGGAACGCTGATCACTTTCCTGGCGACGATGCTCGGCGAGGCGCTGAAGGCCACCGGCGACACCAAGGGGCTCCGGCATGTGGACGCCATCCTGAAGGGGAGGCCGAAACTTCCCGAGGCCGAGACCGCGCTGTTCAAGTCGGCCCTCGCCCGTCTCGGCCGTCGCCCTGCCTGATGGGCCGCTCGTGCCCTCCCGCCATCGTCAACCCGCCACGCCTCAACCTCCGTCGCCCAGCTCGCCGACAGGACCAGCACGTCGAGCCCCTGTTCGGGCGTCGCCATCTGGCTTCGCCGCGGTGCTGGTGCGAGCCCATGCTGTCCGCAGACTACTCGACCGGGGACGGCGCCGCGGTGTTGGTCCATCGGCCTGACGCGTGAGAGGTGAATAATGCCCGATCAACCCCTACCCGACAAGGCGGACGCCCGCCTGATGCTCGTGCTGCTCGACGACCCGGCGCTGTTGCGGGCCGCCGTCACGTGGCCGCGCGTGCCCGTCAGCGGCTCGCGCAAGTCGTGGGCGACACTCCGCCCCGACGTTGAGGCGTGGGCGAGAATGGCGCGCGTGTCGACGTCCGAGTGCCGCGAGATGTTCCGGGCGCTCCGGGACATGGGCCTCATCCGCGTGGACGGCACGGTGTCGCCGGCCGTCGAGACGGTCGCCGCGCGCGAGATGGCGCGACGGCTCGGGACGGCGAAGAAATGAGCGCATCCAAGCCCGGCTGCATCAACGCCGCGTACGAGATGGTCCCGCTCGCGACGCTGAAGCCGCATCCGCGCAACCCGCGGCAGGGCGACGTGGGCGCCATCGTCGAGAGCATCCAGGCGAACCAGTTCTACGGCGCCCTGGTCGTCCAGCGGTCTACCCGGCACATCCTCGCGGGCAACCACCGCCTCATCGCTGCGAAGCAGGCCGGGATGACGGAGTTGCCCGTGCTCTGGGTGGACTGCGACGACGACCGCGCCCTCCGCATCCTGCTCGCCGACAACCGCACTAACGACCTCGCGGACTACAACCCCGACGCGCTGGCCGTGCTGCTGAAGGAGTTGGCGGAGACCCCCGACGCGCTCACGGGCACGGGCTACGACGGCGACGCGCTGGACGAGCTGCTGGCCGACCTCGCTCCGCCCGCATCGGACGTCGACGCCGAGCCGCAGATCGACAAGGCCGAGGAGTTGCGGAAGAAGTGGGGCACGGAGCCGGGGCAGTTGTGGACGCTCGGGGATCACCGGCTGTTGTGCGGCGACTCCACGAAGGCCGAAGACGTGGCGAGGGTGATGGGGGGGGCAGGGCGGGGTTCTGCTTCACTGATCCACCATACGGCGTCCGGTACTCCGGCCGAGGCCGGAGTACCGGAGAGCAGGAAATCGAAAACGACGACCTGAAGCCGGAGGACCTCCGCGTCTTCCTTGCCTCGGCGCTGCGACTGCTACCCCTTCTCCCGGCATCCAACGTTTTCATCTGCCACGCCGACCAGAAACCGGGAATCCGTCCGGCCTTCGAGTGGGCCGTGGTCGATGCAGGTCTCCGAATGCTCGGCACGGTGATCTGGGTCAAGAACGCCGCCTCGATGGGGTGGCAGGACTTCCGGGCGCGGCATGAGCCGATCCTGTTCGCGTGCACGGAGGGCGAGGGGCGGTGCCGGGTCGATGACCGCACGGCGACAACCGTGTGGGAGGTGGACCGCGAGGCGGCGGGGGGATACCTGCACCCGACGACGAAGCCGGTCGCCTTGGTCGTGCGCGCCATGACCCTGTGCTGTCCGGCGGGCGCCACCGTCTACGAACCCTTCTCCGGCTCCGGCACCACCATCATCGCCTGCGAGCAACTCGGCCGGAAGTGCCGCGCCATCGAGATCAGCCCGGCATACGTCGCGGTCGCGCTGGAACGATGGGCCACGGCGACGGGGAAGGCGCCGGTCCTGACGACCTGACGCCTACACGCCCTGCTGCCTGACCTTCTCCGCCGCCGCGAGCAACGTCCGCCTCGCCCACGCCTGGGCCGTCCCCTCACGCGACCCCGAGCCTGGCGCGGGCGGGTCGAGCTTCGCTGCCTGCTCCACCGCCTGCCACTCCTCGGCCGTCATCTGGATCGAATGCACCTCGCGTTTGCGCGCCATCGTCATCACCTCCAGCCCCCGCCGCACGGCTCGAACGTGCGAGACTCCACGCGGGGAGAGCACCTATCGCATCGACGCGACCGTCCAGTACATGCCATGCTCATCGGTTCCGGTCCCGGTGACGCGCACGTCATACCGCCGGAACAGGTCATCCCAAGAATCGCACCGGAACCCAAACGACGCGAAACCACCGTCGCGTCGGTTCAGGATCCACAGTTCCCCGGTCGAGGTGAACCTGACGCACCCCTCGCCCATGAGCCGGGCGGGTTCGGCCTTCTGCTCGACGATGCGGGACCGCAGATCCGCGATGATCTGCTGCGCAACCTCGGCCTCGGCCTCAGAAACGGCCAGCCGGGTAGCCAGCGCGAAGGCGGCCTCGTTGTCGGCGGCCTCGGACGGATGGACGGCCACCTCAAAACGGTGGTCTGCGGTGTGGTAGGAACTGGTGCGCTCACCTCGACCGTTCCCCGCGTACATCGTGATTTCGGTTCCCATCTCACCACCTCCGCGGTCCTGCACCGCCCGCTCCCCACTGGCAGTAGGGGCGGGGGCGGGGCGGTCAGTCGCGCGGGTCGGTCGGGTCGGATGCGCACGCCGCGTCGCGGGCGTCCCGCGCCGACGCGCACGCCGCATCGTAGGCGTCCCACACCGGCTTGCACGCCGCATCGTAGGCGGCCAACGCCGGCTTGCACGCCACCACGTAGGCTTCCCACGCCGGCTTGCACGCCGCATCATAGGCGTCCCACGCCGGCTTGCACGCCGCCTCGCAGGCGCCCCACGCCGATGCGCACGCCGCATCGTAGGCTTCCCACGCCGGCTTGCACGCCGCCTCGCGGGCTTCCCACGTCGACTTGCGCGCCGCATCGTAGGCTTCCCACGCCGGCTTGCACGCCGCCTCGCGGGCGGCCCGCGCCGACTTGCGCGCCGCATCGTAGGCTTCCCACGCCGCCTGTTCACGATCCGCCTTGCTCTGCTTCAGCTTCTTCGTCATCGCTACACCCTCCCGACTGGGATCCAGTCTGCCTGCTACTCGCCCTTGCACGCCGCCTCG